AGATTGTGTCATAGAAACTCCTAATTACCTCTATAATTATATCATATTTTTATTATACGATTTAATGACCACTTTAATTTACACTTTATGGATATGTAGTCGGTTAATATTATCGGCATATGTTTCATCTGCATAACCATCATATGTCAAAATGCCGTAATTAAAGCGGACGTAGATTGACAATGTTAAATCACATCGTGGCCAAACTAAATTATTAATAAATTCGTTAATGCCACGTGGTGAGGTTACGGACTATATATAAATACCGTCTTCTTGCAAACCAACCGCATTATCATATCGCTTAAAATACATCGCCGTTTTAACGGCCAAATCATGCGCTGTATTACCATAAAATTTCAAATTGAAATTAAAGGCACTCACGTCTGTCATCGTACCGTCGTGTTCTTCACTGACGCCATTTAAGTCACCGCTTTCATTTTCAAGTAATTCAAATACTATAAATGGATCGTCCATTGAAATACCGCTTGCTTCATTTCCAATAATTTTCATTAAATCAGGTCCGGTTAAACTGGCAGCATTGAGAACACGATCAGGCGGTAAAGACAACGCAGATATGATTCTAGGCCGTATCAAACGAATAATATCATTAAATGCAGAAATATATTGAGTCATACGATTAAGCTCCCATTTAGATATTTAACATATTCAGCTAAATCGCGATAATTATTTATATCGACCATAGTTAATGATACATGGCGCACGCCATATTCATCAAAATCATGAACGGAATTAACTCTTAGCCAACGATTTTTATACAAAATGAAATCATTGATATGAATACGGTATAAGCTCTTACAGTAAAATTCGTAGTTCATTTGTTCAGTATTGGCTGTCAATGCTTGACGCTGAGAGGATCCTTGACTTTGCAAGGACCCTCTAATTTTTAATTTTTTATACTATGTGATTCGTTTACCTAAGTCATCGGTCGTATAACCGGAGGCTGCATACCAATCATAGTCAAAAGCAGACTCTTCAATTACATCGTAAAAAAATGTTGGGTCAATTATATGATTTTGCATACATTCATCTCCGGTTATAAATTATTTTAACATTGATTTAGAATAAACAATATGACACATGGGACATTCATAGAGTTCAGAATCTTTATAATACTTCAAAACTCCAGAACATGCCAAGCAATGTTTATCGGGCATAGAATCTTTAGTTTGCCCAGTTGATTCAGCCTAATCCTGATTTTGTAATAATGCGGCTTCAATTTCATTAAACTTTACAGCCCCGTGTGATAAACTTTTATATTCCTTCTAAGCTTTTTTAATATTATTTTTAACTTCAGATTCTTCGACCTTTGGTGGAATTCCAGGAACCTTGGACTGCCAATTACGCAAACTAGAAATCGCACGAAGACCATTTGCAGCTAAAATATAATTATCGATATAAGACCATAATGATGATATTACGCTGCGGCGCTTAGCAACATCTTTATTATAAGATGTTTGCGCGCCGGATAATATAGAAATAACAGTATTTTCAAAAGTCTTGCACGCAGTTAAAACAATTGGGTCTGTAGTCGTGGTTGTTTGCAGTACACCGTGTTCTCGCAGCGTTTTAATAAAATCTTCGGCTAATTCGCCCGGCGTTATATTGTTATTATCAACTTTATTTTTAAGCTCTTCAGCATAATCCATACCGCTTTTTGTATTAAAAAGAAAATGTTCAAGAGCGCTTGAAATATTACGTCGTGGATCTTTAGACGATTCATTTTGTAAACGAGCATGTACGTTAGTGCGAACGTCATTATAGAAGTTTGGTATATCACGATCAGATGTTTCAAACATAGCCTTTAAAATGCTCATCATACTGCCGGCATCCTTTTCTTCTTTTGCTGCATTTTCTAGGATATCCATCATACCATCAATCCATCCCTGCTAAACAGGTGTTGGGTCAGCAAGTTTGATACCATTATGACTTACTCGTATATATGCAGCATCATTGGATAATTTACTAGCAATCTCCTTAACTACTCCGGGTAAACGAGATAAAAATTCTTTTTTTCTCGTTGCATCGTCCTTGATATTTGCCATATTTTTAACGAATGGATCAAGAATTTTATCTTTAATAGATGATTTTTGACTTGTCCAAGCGGCTTTTAATGTCATATAAGCAGAATTATGCCGTTCACGCCGCATATCCGTAGTGTCATCATATTCATATAAATACGTGTTAATAAGATTCTTAAAGTGTTCGACACTATAATTCATTTTAGAATCTCCACGAGTTTTAAATAAAATAGATGAAATAAGAGTATCCATATACGGGTTAGCAACTAAAAATTCGCCAGACGTTTTAAAAGTATCTGTGAACCATTTATTTACCCGATGTTGCATTATATCTTGGAGTGTTAAGCGATCATTATCTTCGTCGACCATTTCATCTTGGCGAATAGGTTCTTTTAAGTAATTATATAAATCATCTAAATAAGTTAATTGTGAATTCTCAGAAAGTTTCGCATTTAACGTATTTGAAAGGGTAGATTTTGATACAAATAAATCACCCTTGTTATATGCAGATAATAATGTATTTAATACTTTTGGAACCTTAGGTAACGCCATTTTTAATGAAGCCGGATCGTTATCGGCCGGTGCCAAGGCTTCTAAACGCGGTAATATTACGTCGTTTAAATATTCATTATCAACTGCGTTAGGGTCAGCATCTTGCTATCCCTTAAACCAATTAATAAATTCATTAAAAGTTGAAACACGCGGTAGATTAGATTCTATATCATAATGCCCGGACGCAATACTAGCAATATCATCCTTTATTGATAGAATAAATTTATAAGCAGCCTGAATAATTAAAGCTTTTTTATCATCTACTTCTTTTGTTTTAGCTCGTTCAATTTGTTTTGCACTTGCGGTTTTTTGAGCTTTAATTAAGGTGTCGAGCTTATCTTTAAAACTTTGTAAATCAAATAGTGGTTCTGGTACAGGCGGCTTTTCCGGAATACACATACCATAATTTTTGCTAGCCGGAAAAATAAATTCCTAGTATTCACGATATGCTTCTTCATATTCCTTATGCGCATCAATATAAGCACGACGTGCATTATAAAATTCATCCTCTGCCTCTTCCCAGAAATATAGGACAACATTCAAATGCTGCCGAGAAATATCATAAACACCGGAAATATCTTTATTTTCTTCAATAAATTTATCATCAAAATCCTGACGCGCTTTAAGCAATTCATTTTCTTCGACTGCAGCCTTAGCAATTATAGAAATGATTTCTGTTTCATTCGGCATATAAATATGTTCGTCAGGAGTCGTAATGCCAAAGTTGTTTTTCGCTGACTTTAACCATTCGTCTAAATACTTTGTTAATAAATCATCATTCGGTTCGGCTTTACCGTTTGATGTAATTGTAGTTGATAATTGTTTTCGAATGTCTTTTAAAGAAATCGGCAACTATTCAATATTTTCACTAATCGCCTTAATAGCTTGAGCTTCAGTTAAGCGCTCGTTATAATTATTAGATAATTTTAAAAGTGTTGCATATTTTAATCCGGCAACCTCAGTTTTACTAACGGCTGCAGCATATCGGTTTTTAGCCCTAACATAACGGAAAAACACCGTTTTTAATTTTTTATGTGCCTAATTTAATGTCTATTTAACAATTGTCGGCTAATATGGATTCAGAGCAGTATTTAATTTAAAATCAAATTTTTTTACTCTATCAACCAAAAAAGATGCAATTTCTACATTATCTTTATCTAAAATATCAACTGTAAAATCTTTAAGTCCCGTATGATTGCGTACAATACTCGTAAGACTTTGATTATCTTTTGCCAACTATTTTTTAAGCTCTGGCAACTTAGCAGATAATTCATCGGAAATATCAATGGCAACTTCTTCATCCAACGCCTTCAATTCGTTAATAAACTCATTAATATCTGCTTCATTTAAACATGAGCCAGTAAATGGTTTACGTAAATAACGAGCCGAAATCGCCTATATTTCTTCTGTTATGTCTGCATATGCCGAACGTACTAATGATTCGTCAATAATAGTATTAAAATTATCAGATGCCGTATTTTTTGCAGCCAAAGCCTTACGAGCGGCATCCATAGCGGCGTCATCATAAATATCGGAAATTGTAATTTGTGCTTCTGGCACTACCTTCTAAATATATTTCTAAAGTTTTACTAGAGCTTTCGATTGGGTATTATCTTTTAATTCTTCTTCAAATATTGGTTTAATCTATTTTATTAATTGTTCCGGATTATCTAGATCATTCCATCTTAGTTCACCAATAGCATCAGCTAATTGTAATAACGATTCTTTATCATCATTAACACGGATCTTACTATCGACAATGGCTTTAGCTTTTTCTTTTAATGCGCGGCGACCAATATGCTTTGAATCGCGTAAAGTAATAATATATCGATTATAAAACTTAAATTTGTAAGTTTTATCCATAAATTTCTTTATCCTCCTTAGTAAAATGCGGGCTGGAACAGACTGATTACAACCAGCCAATCCAGCCCGCTAACATAAATTAAATTTTAGTAGAGACTAAATTTAATTATGTATCAAATTAATATGTGAAATCCCAGTAGGATACAACACCGAGCTCAGCGGCAGATGTATTATAAGGCAACTGAATTTCAGATACCTGACCCAAGAAAGCAGACGTGTAGGACATCTTTTCAATATTAGGCAGGGTGATGTAATGCTGCATCGGATAAGGAATATCAATGCGAACAAACTGTTTATTCTTTCTGTATGCAACGATTCGACCGAAGCTATTAGCACCGAGATTATTCAGTGCCGGACGACCTTCAATCGTCAACTTCAGGTTCTTAGCAGTCTGGGCAGCACCCAAGTTGTGCTCAAGAATGAAGTTGTACAGAGAATTCGTATACAAAGAAGAGATACGAGATACCAGTTCAGATGCAACGAAAGTAGGAACCAGGAAAGTATCGGGAAGAATATTAACGTTCATGTTAGAATCCTTCAAATAGGTTTCAAACACGCCGTTAAAGAATGCAACAACCTCTGCATCAGTCATACCAGCAAAGCCCTTATGAGCTGCAGTAGAAGCATTTACAATCATGGTGCTCTGAACAGTCGAACTATTGAACAAGCCCTTAGCACCACCAACACCAGTATAAGCGATATCCTGAACGAACAGGTCCCAACCGGCAACGATAGCGTTGTTGTAAATTTCTTTGATAGACTTCTGGAGATTAATCTTCTTCATCTTTTCCAGTTCAACGAAACGCAGGTCGTAAGCAACTTCATAGGTATAAACGTTGCAACGCATCTGGTTCAAACCAGCATTTACACGAGGAACGTAGTTACCATTGTTACCGACCAAGTTCTTGAACTCGTTCATAATACCAGACCAGTTAACAGAATAGTATTCAACATAGTCTACGAAACCGCCGCCGATATCGAACGGAACGTCCTTCTGCCAAGTAACATAGTACATCGGCTCATACAGTTCCTTATGCAACTTAGCAAGAGTTGTAGACAGGAAAGCAAAGTTAGCATCGTGCAGAGCAGTATCTGTCACGAAATTTTTCTTCATCTTAGTGCCATAAACGTCACTAATAGAAAGTGCATGGCCACGCTTCTCCGGCGTAACAGAATCAACGAAGAAGTTGGCGGAAACATCAGACTGAACAAATCCCTGATTAGACATTATTTATTTCCCCCTTATTAACCTAAAATAACTTCGGCAACGTACTTATGATTAGTGCTCGTGCCGTGATCTTCATATACACCGGTGAAACGAACTTCCTTACCATTAATAACCAGTGCGGTATTATTAGTAGAAACGGCGGTCAGAACCTTTGTTAATGCAGTAGTGGATGAATGCTTCTTCATATAAACAATTCCGCCTTCTACCAAACCGGTAACATCGTCAACCTCGACAGCGATACCACCTCTCAGCAGCAGGTTGAATACTTCGCCCGGCTTAGTCTCAGGATTAGCTTCTGCAGGATAACCAGCAGGAACTTTAACGTTAGTAGCAAGTACAAAACCAGCAACATTTGCAACCCCGGCAACACCGGCATCACCAATAGCTTCGTACTCGCCAGCATTAGTGCCCTTTTTAACAAGTTCACCAGACTTTACATTAGCAGTACCAGACAGGTAACCGCCACAAGCGTCATATTTATCGCTAATGGTAGGATAACCAGTCATCAATGCCTGAATTTTTGAACCAATAATCAGTCCCATAAATGAGTAACCTCCATATTAAATTATTATATTAACCGAGAACAATCTCAGCAACGTATACGGGATTAGCCGTAGTGCCGTGGTTCTCATATAATCCAGTAAATAATGCTTTACGACCGTTAATCGCAAGTGCTGCAACGTCGCCAGCAGAAATAACGTCGCCCTCAGCAGGCGTCATTGTCGGAGCAGCCAATACAGTAATTGTCGAAGCGGCTGCGGATGCAATTGTCATAGCTTCAGACGTTGTACCGTGTGTAACAATAATTGTACGACCAACCAGTGCAGCCTGGTCATCAGCAGTTAAAGTTTCATCGATAGTAAGTACTTTAGAAGCGTAAGACGCTACCGTCAAAGTTTTAGCGCCAGCAGCAAGACGAGGCTCAGTGCAGTATTTTGCACCTTTTTTCGTAAAATAAACCTGTCCGCCAACCGTAATATCACCAACGGTTGAACGCGTGTTATCAAGTTTAATAGCAACGTTACCGGAGCGTAATACACTAAGCACTTCACCAGGCATTGTGACTACGGCAGCAGCCGGATAAGTACTTGCAAGTTTCACGTTCGTTGCCAATGCAATACCAGCAATATCAGATACAGCAACCGTATCGGTAGCTACGAATGCTTCATAGCGATGTACAACAGACGTTTTCTTTAACAATGCACCGAACTCAACATTTGCCGGGCCGGTTAAGGTTGCGCCGTAAGCATTATATTTATCGCTTACCGTTGGGTAACCAATTTGAAATTTTTTAAGTTCAGAACCAATAATTAATCCCATAGTGATTAACCTCCGTAACGCTTATTCCAAAGAGCGATTACATCCAGATCCTCATCAATTGAATCAGTAACGGCCGTAGTACGGCGTTCGATAGAACCGAAAGCTGCTTTGGAGTCATGAGTAGTGACAGTCTCTTCAGTTTCTTCAACTTCATCTTCGCTATCATCAAACTCAGCAATCATTTCGCCGGTCGTGGACTGAGAATCTTCTTCGTCCTCGTCTTCATCTTCATCTTCTTCGTCACCAGCAATCAATTCGTCGCTGGGATCTTCGGCAGTTTCTTTAGCTTCTTCTTCCTGATTAGCCTTTTCAGCGGCAGCAATCAGATCAGGAGCCATTGCAGCGAGCTGCTTTAACAGACGAATTTCTTCTTCGGTAAAAATAGAATCAGCTGAACTAGCAGTCTCTACTTCTTTTTCCTCTTCTTTATTTTCGACATCGGAATCATCTTCATCTTTACCATCTACAATAATAGTACCTTCAGCAATAATGCTCTCTACGTCAGCACCATTAAGATTAAATGGATCGTCAGCTAATAATTCAGAAACTTTCGAGCGCATACCGGAAATGACGACAAGACCTTCTTCATCATCGATTTTAGCAGCACAGTCCAATTTTTCAGCAGCTTTAGTAACTTCCTCGGCGTCGTAATCGTCGTCAGCAACACTTACTTCAACTTTAAAATCTTCGTGCTCTGAATTGCTTGAAGTTTCATCAGATTCAGTATTATTTTCAACTTCCGCATCATCATCCTTGCAGCAAGCATCCTCAAATGCAACCACTTCATCATCATCCGTGATCATATCATCTTCTGCATCGTTAAATGAATTAGGAAGGGTGAAGATCTTTTTTAATTTTTCGGCAGCGGATTCATCATCATGCGCATCAGTAATTTTTAATTTTGTCTTCATGTTAAATAAATACCATCCTTTCCTATGGATTATTATACCATAGTTTGTACAATGTACATAATAAATTGTTAAAAATTTGTAAATTATTTAATGATATATTTTACCTAAATGTATTGTGCTAAAGAATTTAAAGAAATCATCGAAGTAGTGGTGCCAATTAACTTCTATACAATGTCTTTATTTTCGTCATCATGAAATATAGTTGCACGAATTTCTTTTTCCGATTTCTTTGCCGCCTCCTTAAATGGTGGCTCAACGTCCGGTACTTTATTTAGTGCCATTGCTTCACTAATAATTTTCGACATTGCAACCGTAAAATGTTTTGAAATAATTGGTTTACACTGCTATAATAATTTTTTTGCTGGTTGTAAAACCGTTCCTTTATCGAGCAGATACAGAGCATCAGACGCTTTAATCTAATGCTCTGTGATCGTTGAATCTGGATTAGTTACACTGACTGTTAATAGTTTAGACCCATTTTTTGCAAAGATACCGTATTCAATTTTACAATGTTGTAATTTTTTAAAGGTATCATGCAATGCATCAATCATCGGTATCGTCCTGTTCAATTATTAGTGCGAGTAATGCTAAAAATAATTTACGTCCACCATAGTTTTCATATAATGGATATAACGCTTGTGAGCATGCATATACGGCACTTACCATGGTTAAATAACTAACAAGTTCAAATGGCTTATTAAAAATAAATAAATATCCGCCGCAACAAATCATTGAAGCAATAATCGCAAACAATGGATAAAATTGAACGATTCTTTCGTTACCAGTCTTTTTTGTTGCTATCTTTAATAAACCAATTAAAACCATTACAATGCAGCCACAGACGAGCGTTGGTAAACCATAAAGTGCTAAAAGTTCATTTAACATTATTATTTCCTCCGTGCTTCGCGTCTTGCCTCATTAGCAAAATGATTAATATTTTCTTTTATATTTTCACGGATTTTGGAACGTAAACGCTTTAAACGTTTGCGCGACTCATAATCCATGTAAACTTTATTCTCGTCAATAGCTTCGTTATTTAATTTATCAATGATTTCGGCCAATTGTTTTTTACCTTCGGCATAAAAATGTTTACTATTCTTTTCGTAACTATCAGTAATCATTTCCGGAGTATCAAATGAAATCGAAATAACACACTCGTGTTCGGTCGGAACTTCACACATTACGTTCTTTATATATCTCGTAACATTATACAAATCATTCAGTAACTCTTCCGGAATGATTTCATTCTCATTATGCGTTAGTAAAGTAATATACACGGCTCCGTCGGAAAGGTCGACGTATTTAATTAAGCCTTCACGGTCGGCTAATTTTTTAATAATCGATATAAAATCTTCTAAATTCGTTTCAGTAATAGCAAATTTGGATGTTTGCTCACGAATAAATTGATTTAAAATATCATAATGCATTGTCTGATCAAAATAAAAATCATCAGGATTAATATTTTTTTCAGCAATATATTTCTTTGCAAACGGAATAAATTCTTTACCATGTGCTGCTGCAAATTCCTGGTCGTAATCATTATAGACTTCCGGCTGAACGGCATTTAAATACTGTCGTACTTCATCGCCTTGATTATCTTTAAAGAACTTAGTCGGTGTATAAAAGTAAGTATTATTGCGAATGATATCTTTGCCTTCGGAATCGGTCGCAAAAATTGTCGTATAAACCGTTACAGGCACGTTACCATCGGTGTATGAGCATTTATACTTTTTAGAATATAACCCATCACCGGTTGATACCCATACACTATCATCGATAGTAAATTTTTCGGATTTATATTTACCACATGTTTGTGTATCAACTAATTTTAAAATATCTTGTATACCAGATATTTTTTTAAATCCAGAAATATCCTGACATGCATGTGTCAAATCTTTTAATCCGGCATCGGTAATTGTTTTGCTATCAATAATTCGTGCAATTCCGGCACGACCTTGCTCACACAATGCGACATGATTGCCGCGGATATTAATTTGCTATGGATGTTCATCATTCGTTACGTCACAATCATATCCGCAACTTAAATCCGTACGTTCGCCATTCTCAACATCTTCAATACATTGCGGGTCCGTAATAACAAGATTACCAAGCATTACGTCTTGCCCATTGTATTTGCCGCGATGAATATCGCGTACCCAGCCTACTGCAAGCTCACGGAAATTTTCAGGAGTAACCTGACCGTCCGGATGTTCACAAGTCAATGGTTTATTTTCGAAAGAAGCAAGCGTTTCGGCTGCAAAAACTTGTTCGGGTTTACGATCAACTTCGATAATGTCTGAGCTGTCCTCACCCTCAAAAATTTCTTTACGCATGTATTCCTGCGTACCAGTACGTGCGAGTACGGCATCTTGACAAATTAAATAGCCTTCGGGGGTTTTAACTTTGTGAGGACTTAATTTTTCTTGAATCAGAACTTTCATTTATTATATCCTCCGTTTTCAAGATTTTTTACTGCCATTGCAAACATTTCATCTTCAGAAAGCGGCTGATATTTTTCGTCACTATCAGCAATAAATGCTATAAATTGTTCTTTTTTTGGTGTATTACTATGTGCATCAAACTCAAACGTAGCAACATCATCGCCATAGGTATTAAAATGTTCAATAGCTTCGTCTAATGAACAAATATTACCATCGGGCGTTAACCATACGTCATCGGCATCTAATTGTTTATGGCTGATATCAGACTCTATATTTAAGTTTGCAACTTCCTTGATAAAGGCAATATTATCAGATAATTTCATTTACAGATTCCTCCATCTTTATCATATACGTTATTATATCATATTATTTCAAAATCATATAACGAGATTTAGGAACCGCTATTTGATATTGACACCTCAGTACCATAGATGCTATTAATTTTTACGTTAAATACATATGTATGTCCATTTACAGTTGATTCGATCGACTTAATCCCACTAACTTGCGGATGAATTGTTATCATTTTGATTAGTGTGCTATCAAATATATCTTTTGACCTAATACGATCGAGTAATGGTATACCATAAGTCGGCTCATACCATAATTCACCTTTAATTATTGAAAGACGTGGAATTAATGAATGTGTTACAGCCTCTTCGTTACTAACGTAATTAACATCTTTTTTAGCAGTACCATCTTGATTCTTACCGTATGACCCAAACCAGACAATATCCTTCGAATTATTTTCTATATGTAATTTGCGACATTGCATAACTTTTTCTCCTTACATAAAGGTAGCATAAATCGGTGAGCAGCAAACATAAATATTTTGTCCTGCTGCGATTGCTGTATCAAATGTAATCACACCGGTTTCAGCATTAAATGAATATCCTTGTACTGAGCTTGTATGTTTTGGAATTTCTACTTCTGAACCACTCGATCCGGCAAATACCTTAACAATTTCTGATGTATCATACTATGTTAAAACAAGCTGGCTCGTTGATGCGGCAATATTTTCATATGCCTAAGAATGATTGAGTCGTACAACAATGACATCATTGGCACTTACTGCTTTAGTAATTACAATATTTTTACCTGCTTGATTATATGTATAGGTTGTTGAGCTAATCAATATACCATTAATTGTGATTGTTAAAACGCTACCATAGATCTTATCAAGTGTCAACGTATATGAAGCACGTGCGGTGCTTACTGTTCTAGTAACTAATGGATATGGAATACTCAAATAAAATCTAGATAATGATGTCGGCGTTAATGACCCGCTCTACACATTCTAAAAGAATCCAGGATATGTGTCATTAAATGCAGTGCGAGTATAAATAATTCCTAAACTATTAATGGTTAATAATCCGGCATAAAATAGTTTAACAATATTTATAAAACCGTTACTTATCAGTGTTGGGGCCGTTGAAAGTCTTGTCGTACAAGTTAATGGACTGTTAGGGCTTACAAACTCATAGCGTAACTTTAAGTCCTCAGCACAGTAAATCTTTTTAACTTGACCGTTTTCATCGGTAAAACCATAACGATATAATTCCTATAGCCCAGCATATGTGCCGTCGTAGTTATTTTCTACGATGGCTAGCTGGATACAAATTAGTAATTCATAATTTTTAAGCGTTATTGTTTCGTCAATTAGTGTGTTTGGTTGTTTCTAAAGTAATTCGGCAATTAAGGCATCACTCGTAGGAATTGTATATTGGATACGTTGCTCTCGTTTAATATTATAAATAGTAGCAATTTTATCTAATGAATTTTTCTCAGTACCGTTCTTATCAATATCACTATTTACAGTAAAATAATTCGGTAATCCGCCTTCATCAACACTAAAAATATTAATACGATTAAAAATACCGTTTTCAAAATTTACTATATTCATTAATTGCCCGTAGTAAGTATCCATACGGTCAACCATACCAAATGAATTCCGGAAAAATAATGATAATGAATTTAAATACCATTCACGTGTTAAGAGCTTATTTTCCATTTAATTGTCTCCTTAAGAAACCGTTAAAACACAGGTACCTGTTGTTGGGTCTTGCTGACTCGGTGTATATGCAAAAGTAACGGTACTATAGTTATAATACGTCCACGGAGCATTATATACCTATTCATTTGATGGAAATACGCACGATGTTATACAGAAGCTGCTTGATGATGTTCTATCGGCACCAACTATTGCACTAGAAATATTGGTTGCAAATAATTTTTCACCAATTGTAATATCATTACAAGTCGTTAAAATTGCCGATTCAATATCCTTTTCCTGGTCAGTAATAGCTGTAGCAACCGTCGTATGATCACCTAAAGTATAATTACTATAATAAGTAAAATTAACCGTAATTGTTGGGTGTACAGGTGAACATTTTTTCCAATAAATTGGGCAGCTTAAGCCACTATCAAACGTACGAATTTTTTCTTTACTAGTACCACCAAGTAGGCCAGATGTAGCAGGCTGCTACGTATAAACACCGGGAGTCATTTTTGAAATGATTGTTGCAGCAATAGAATCTTCATTTGCGCCGTCATATTTAATACAAATATAAACATTATGGCTCGCAATAGTCGTGCCATCGCTCATACCTGCTACAGTTGTAATTGCTGAAGGAGTATTATTATTTACGATATAAACGTCTTGGACACCTGGTAAATTATAAATAGCGGCTTTTAATGCTGATAAAGTGGTTTGCGCATTTGTACCACCAGTCTGTTGTTGTCTGCGACGTAACGACCAATCATCTTCTTCATCAGAACCAAGCACAGCATCTTTTAACTGCCAACATTTATAAATACTCGCTTCTAATGGGCGACAAATATCACCGACCTCAGTTGCACTCCAGTCCGGAGTTTCGCCTGCTGCCGTCGCTGTAATAGGGCCTAACGAACCGCATGTAAACGTTAAGTTAATTGTTGCATTATTTGCTAAAGTAAGAGGAGTTAAATCACTCCACGTCCAAGTATTACCGGTTTTATCAAATAAAATAATGGTCATAATATTTGATTTTGTATTGCCAGAAATATTCTTAATACAAACCTATGCGGATGAGTATGTAGCTGGTTTGCGGTGGATATTTGATAATGAGCAAATAGTATCCAAATACATTCCACCGGCCGTTTCTGGGTTCATATTACGAATAAATTCACTACATGAATTATACATATTTCTCAATAACATGGTTTCCATAAGGATATACTAACCGTCAGACGATGCTGCTGATACCTCAATATCACTACCGTAAATTTCTTTCATCCGGTTGATAAGCGCATCCCGGATCTATGCATCCGAAGCTACATCAAGACCAGTCGAAGTTAATGAAATTAAATTATTATATGTATACGCTGTTGACATAATTATGTCTCCTCCTCAATTACATAGACGACTTCACCGATATATCCGGGCGTTGAAGTTGTTGGTGCTTCTGATAAAATTCGTGGTGCATGATGTTGATTGATAACAACTCCAGAAATCATACTATGCATATTTTTGGAAGTTATTTCAATTTGCTATTTCGTATCAACATTTAAATTTTGTATAAATTCTAGGTCGGTAAATCCAATGACTAATACATCGTTTGTTCGATACTCTTCATTTGTTAAGGTATATACGTACAATGTATATGATTCTTGACCGCTTTGTAATGGAATCGGTCGAACCTAAAT